TTCTGATAATTTTAATCTAGGAGGAAACATTCCCTTCTTCATCAAAGAAGATTTTGAAGGAGTTATTCCAGCGGGAACCCCATTTGCTTTAGTCTATCCAGTAAAGAGAGATTCGTGGGTTATGACAGTAAGCAATAGAATGCGTAGTATTATTGACAGAAAACAAGGCAAAAATTTAAGACTTAAAGATCATAGCTATAAGAAAAAGTTTTGGGTTAAAAAGGAGTTCAAGTAATGTTTCGTAAAAAAAATATAATAAAGGCTAGCCCTAAAAAAGAACATTTTAATGAGCCAAAACAGATGCACTCTAATGTCAACATTTATTCTATATCAATTGTTTTGGATGGGCAGATCCAAGAAATCATTAGAACAGAGGCAAGACTTTGGGCCCTTTTAATGAGCGATCCAAAGTTTGTTGATTTAACAGAAAATGAATCTAAGCCTATGCTTGGGTGGGAATACAACGAAGAGACAATGGAGTTTACCAATCCAAATGAAAAAAATTAAGTTTTTATCGGAAAGAGCAGACATTGATTTTCTAAAACCAGAGCCATCTGTAAAACATGTTCCAGACTGGTTTAAAGGAATTCCAACGGTTAGAAAAAACATTTTAACAATAAAACGGTGTGTTCCAGTTCTAGACGCATTCACTATTGGATATATGATGAGAACATCTGCAGATGTTTTTTATGACAGCGAATCAAAAAGGTTTATAGACAATGGAATAACTAATGTTATTACCCACCATGAAGATTTTCAAATAGACGGATGGGAGTACGATGACTCATTTGAACCTCATCCGTATAAGTGGTCTAATAACTTTTTTATACAAACACCAAAGGGATACGGGTCCCTATTTGTACACCCATTAAATAGAGACGATCTTCCATTTAGATCACTAAGCGGTTTTGTGGATACAGATGAATTCCCTCTTTCTGTTCAATTCCCATTCTTAATTAAGAAAGGCTTTCATGGATTAATCCCAGCTGGAACACCAATTGCTCAAGTTATACCAGTAAAAAGAGATGATTGGTCGGCAGACTTTGGTAATGAGAATGAGTCTTATACTTATAAAGAAATGTGGAAATGGTATGAACCACCACTAGGCAAGTATAAAAGATCATTTTGGAAAAAGAAAAAATATCAGTAATGTCTGAAAAAAAAAGACCTTGGGATCTATTTAAAGAAAGCCTAGTAAGATCATTTGTAGACAAAGAGCATAAGGATTATATAAATGGTCCAGGATATTTAGTTCCAGAAAATACTATAGCTGTTGTCTTAGAAGATGAAGATGTAAAGTATAAGAAAATTGCTAAAAGCCTAATTGGAAATCCGTCAAGAGACTGGATGCCAAAGTATGCGAGCTTTTGTCTTCCAGTAACAATGGCAAATCAGTACGGTTTTGTTATAGAGTCTCAACATGATGTAGATGTTTTTTGGGATGGAGAATCTAATCATATAAGCATCAAGATCCTAGATGATAATCAAAATACTGGTCAGGCTTTTACAAATGAGTTTGGCCCAGGAATTTTAACTATCAATAACGCCTTTGTCTTAAGGACACCACCAGATGTTAATATAATTACAATGCAGCCACCAAATTATTTTATCCCTGGATTACATGTTGCTAGCGGAGTTGTTGAGTCGGACAACTTAAGAAGAAATTTTACATTTAATCTAATAATAACAAATCCAAATAAAACAATACATATTAAAAAAGGTGATTGGCTTTCTGGTTTTATGCCTATACCAAGATTTTATGTAGAAAACTTTGAGCTTAAAGAAGCCTCAAAAATATTTGATGGGCAGATCATAGAAAATGAAAGAGATAACATTAGGTCTTTAAGTTGGGAAAGAACCAACCATAAAGATTTAGGCGGAGATATTGGAAAGACAAATGACTCTGGAAGAAGATATTTTAAGGGTATTCATGTAAATGAGTCTAAATATAGAAACCATCAAAAGCGTATAACCGATACTAAAGAGGTATAATAAATATCAAGGTGGTATAATTAAAAAATGTCATATCAAGCGATTGTAGCCTCAGACAGTCCAGTCCTATACTATAAGGCAGATGAGTCTTCTTCTCCCGTCATAGACCGTTCTGGAGCCTTAAACAATGGGTCATACAGTGGATCACGACAATCCCACATCCTTCCTTTAATATCTGGCCATTCTTCTGCTACAAAGATAACAAACCTAGTTTCTATTTCTGCGCCAATCTCAAATAATTATTCTGGAATTGCCGCTCCTCAGTCTTTTGGAATAGAGGGTTTTGAAAAAGAAAGCTTCTCCTTAGAGGGCTGGTTTCATCCAAAGATATCCACAGCTTCCTTGACACCCCTGTTTGCAGATTCAGAAAATAGCGTGGGTCTTTTTTATGAAGCAGGCAATATTGTTTTTCTAGTAGATACCCTTAGACTAGATTATACTGTTCCTTATTTAAATAAGTCTATTCATGTTGTAGGGGTTTATAGCGGAAGCTATATGTATATTTATATAGATGGAATATTAAAAGCTTTAAAGTCAGTATCTTCAGTTGCATTTACTAATACGGAATTAAATTTGGGGTCAGGCCCTACGTTAGACTCAGTAGATTCATTTTTGGTTAATGGTCTAGCTGTTTATAGATATGCTTTAGAAGACTTTCAAATTAAAAAACATTATGATGCTGCTCAAACAATTAATGGAATTCAAATTGCTTCAGTAAATTCTGGTGAGTTTTTTCAGTTATTTGATAATGGCATATCAACGCAATTTAGCTACTCTTATCCAGCAAAAAAGGGATGGGAGTATTTTATAACAGATGATCTAGAATATAATCCTCTTTTAAAGTCTATTAGAATTGCATCTGGAACTGGAGTTTCAAAAACGGTTGTTATAGAAGACCTAGTACCAGTCCCAAGCGGGCTAGCGATAGACGACTCTATTATTGAATGGAGCGGAGATAATGGAGTATCTGTAGAAACAAGTCTAGACGGAGAAACATATGAGACTTGCATAAACGGAAGATCAATACCTCAATATAGCATTGATGGAACAATCAGCGAGGGTATATCCCTGTACGTTAAAATAACTCTACAAACCTCAGATGATAGTAAGTACTTGCCTCAGTTAAACTATTTGTCTCTTTCTTTTTACAATAGCCAAAAGATATATGCAAAGAACTCGTCAAGCTATGTTTCAAAGATTACAGATGCAACTGTAATAGAGACAAATCTAGGAGATAGGATTTATCCTGTATTGTCTAGAAATAATAAAAATGGAATCAAGACAGTAGAAGGCTCAGGCTTTTATATAAATACTGAAAGTCAGATCAAAACCTTAGAATTCTTTTATACCCCAGACTACTTAAATAACGACTTAATAGTTGCACAAGAGCTTCAGGGGAACTTGATTGCTGGGCTGTTATTAGGAAATGTTTTAGATAATGGATACGATACCCATTTTGCCTGGGACGAACAGGGTAACATATCAAAATCAAATATTGCCTCAATTTATGTAAATGGGGTTGTCAGGACATTTAGCACAGACATAGCGGATGTATTTGTCCCAGGAGAAATTCACCATGTTGTGATTGTTTTGGCTGATGCCATATCTGGAAGCATTAAGATAAATGCTGCTGAATTTGATTCTATACCAGCTCTATATCAAAATTTATCAATATATACAGCTGCTTTAACTGCTACAAACATACTAGATAACTATGATAGCTACCTAGGGAATAAGTATACAAGCGTGGTAGATTTGTCACTAAGCATGCAAGAATCAGAAGTTTATACCTACGATATAGACTGGGTAGTCGTCCAAAGCTCGTAGTTTGTCACTTTGATTGACAAAAGCTGGACTTGAATACAGAAGAATGGTAAAATAAAGGTCTATGGATATCAATAAGATCAATTCACAAGTTTTAGACGAAGAGACTACTCTAGGTACATATGTCTGGGAAATGCCAGATGGTAAATGGATTGGCGACGACGAAGGTAACTTCCTGTCAATTGCTTCAATGAAGGGCAACAAAGATAGAATCGAGGCTTTGAGAAAAGCAGTTTCTGGATACGGAATTGATGTCGGTCAACCGTTATTTCTTTCTGGTCGTAGAAAAATTGATGATGAAGAATTTCAGTATCAGCAATCACGTTTGAATCTTGGTTTAATTCCAGATCCGCTAGATATTGGTAACTATAAAGATGAAATGAAAAAACTCATTTTGCCAGGGAGAAACTAATGGAATACATGGAAGAAGACATTGAAATAAATGACGAGGTTGTTATTCACAACTCATCTGATATATTTTCATTTAAAAAAGAGCAAGAGCATGACGATCCATTCTCAATTGGCTTAGACGAAGTAAGAAAGCTTAACGGCTTAGGTACATCTTTTAGACGCAAGGTCGGAAGAGAGTTTTCAAAAGCATTTACAGGTATTGAAGAAACTGGTACACAGCAAAACTTATTAGCACAGGCAATTACTGGCTATGCAATGTTTGACTTGGTTCAACCAACATATAACCTAGAATACCTATCAAAAATTTATGAAGTATCAACATATAATTATGCAGCGATTAACGCTAAGACAGCAAACACAGTTGGTCTTGGCTATGAGTTTATTGAGACTAGAAAAGCCAATGATCTATTAGATTCAATTAATGATGAAAAGCAATTGTCTAGAGCAAGAAAGAAACTTGGCAAATTGCGTCAAGATCTTCAGACATGGTTAGATAAAACAAATGATGAAGATACATTTACAGAAACACTAATTAAAGTTTTTATTGATTATGAGGCAACAGGAAACGGTTTCCTCGAAATTGGAAGAACAGTAGCTGGAGACATTGGCTATATTGGACATATTCCAGCAAAGACAATGAGAGTCCGTCGTCTTCGTGATGGCTTTATTCAGTTGCTTTACGGCAAGGCTGTATTCTTTAGAAACTTCCAGGATCTAGATACACCTAATCCAATTTCAGGCGGAGAAGATCGTCCAAACGAAGTTATTCATTTTAAGAAGTATACACCTATGAATAACTACTATGGAATACCAGACATTATTGCAGCACAGGTTGCCCTTGCTGGTAATGAATATTCTGGTCAATATAACTTGGACTATTTCCAAAATAAAGCTGTTCCAAGATATATTATTACGGTTAAGGGTGCAAAGCTTTCTCCAGAGTCAGAAAGAAAATTGCTTGAGTTTTTCCAGGTTGGACTAAAGGGTAAAAACCACAGATCTCTTTATATCCCTCTTCCTTCAGATACACCAGACTCAAAGGTTGAATTTAAAATGGAACCAGTTGAAGCTGGAGTCCAAGAGTCTTCATTTAATAAATATCGTCAAGCAAATAGAGACGAAATATTATTGGCACACAGAACACCTATTAATAAATTAGGTACACCAGAAGGCGTAAACCTTGCGGTTGCTCGTGATGCAGATAAGACATTTAAAGAGCAGGTCTGTAGACCAGCACAGATGAAATTTGAAAAGAAATTAAATAGAATATTTGAGGAAAAGACAGATGCTCTTCTTCTTAAATTTAATGAGCTTAGCCTTACAGATGAAGATACTCAGTCAAAGATTGATGAGAGATATTTGCGTATGAAGGTAATTGTTCCTAATGAGGTTAGAATTCGTAAGGGCATGGTTCCCCTAGATGGCGGAGACGACGTTGTTGAATTAAAGCCACAGGCAGCAGCCGAGGTTAGATCCCAGGCTGGAAATACAAGATCCAGATCTCAGGAGAGAGATGCAAATTCTCCAGATAAATCTGGGGAGGGTAGAAATGCAAAAGGTGACGGCAGTCAGGTAGAGTAATCTGCTCAACTGCTATTTGCGTTAGATAATATTACGGTATAAAATTAAGCATATGAATATCGAGAAATCTCATTGGTCCTCTAATGGAGAAAACCTACATTTATCTGTTCCGTTTACAAAAGTAAATCGGGAAAAAAGAACTGTGTCAGGCTTTGCTACATTAGATAATGTTGATCAAACTGGAGACGTAGTAACAGCAGAAGCAAGCATGAAGGCGTTTGAGAATTTCCGTGGAAATATCCGTGAAATGCATACACCTCTTGCTGTAGGTAAGCTTGTGTCATTCAAGCCAGAAACATACTATGACGAAGTAACAAAGAATTTTTATAATGGGG